ATGATATTGAAATCGACATCCTCGGGCTTGGTCGGCGACCATGAGAGCGTGATCGAACGCCGGGAGCTGTCGACTGGGAACCGCAGCGAGGTCGGATAACCGTTGATCTGTGCGACGGTCATGTTGAGCAGGCTCTCGTTGTCCGGATGCGTGATGGCGTAGAGCTCGCCCTGCAGGTCCAGCTCCGCGCAGATCGGCCACACAGTGAGGTTGCAGCCCACGAGCCTGGCCTGCAAGCTCTGGCTCGAGAGCTGCCCTGACACGAACGGGCCGTTGTTGACGGTTGGAACCATACCGACCGCAGTCATGGTGGCGGGCAACTGCCCCGCGCCGGCCCACGCCGTGCTCGAGACGCTCACGCACTGCAGATCGCTGCAAACGCCGTAACCGGGGTCGACGACAATCGCGCCCCAGCCAGCTGAACCGACGGATGCTGCGCCCTTGGTCCACATCTTGTACTTCGTCGACGGAATCGGCGGATACTGGGAGGGGACGCACGTCAGGTCGGCGTTCTTGGTGTCGCGCAGTGCAGCGGCATACATGAGGGCTGAGGTGGAAAGGCGCTCGCGCAGGCGCCCCGCGGGGCGCGGGCGCTCCTGGGCGCGGGGCCGACGCTGCTTGGTGCGCGCGACCTTGGGGCGCGCCTTGGGGCGCTGTTGCTTGGTGGTTTTCTTCTTGGTAGACATGACGGACCAGACCTTCTCTGATCTTATGCGGGCTCGCAAACGTGATGTCTGCCGGGTCCACCACCCCCCACGCTGACGGCTGGGTCAGTAACGCCACGACATCTTGAAGGCACCCGCGTAAGAAAGCTACAGCGTGAGCACCGTGGCTTTCGAACCGGTGCAGGAGGCTGTTGCGCCGGGGCTGAGCGACCTCGACATGGCGTACAAAATGGGCATGATAGTGCCGCCAATCGGGGTGGGCATCGTAAGCAACATGGTACGTGCCCGTGAACGGTGCGTCCGCCAGCAGCTTTTCAAGCCGCAACTGTTCGGCCACCACCACCCCGTACATGTCTTCGATCAAGACGCGCGAGCGCATGGTTATGCTAGGGGGGGGCAGCTTTCCCATCTGGCGCACGGCTAACAGGAGGTGGGCGCGCTCCCACTCCGAGAAAGTGCGGTCGCGCTCCACAAAGCGCTCCATGTTCATGCCCGTGCCCAGCTTCTGCAGGATTGACCAGCAGACCGGATAGATGACGGGCATCTGGGGATATTGGTACATGTACGACAGCACTTTACTCATGAGCAGATAACGCCTCCTTTTTGGCCCGGCGGACGCATTGTCGCCCGATGTCCAAGCCAATCCATCGAGCAACTCCCGAGGGTCTGTGATGATGGTGCGCTCGTCCGGGTGGGATATGATGCCCGTGAAGGATGAGGTGGAGATGTCTCCCCGCGGCTCCATAACCACTCTCCCACCCAACTCAAGGAACTCGGCGGGCGTCGGTATTTCCCAATCAGGCATGCGAGTGAGGCCGTCGTCGCCCTCGAAGACACCGAAGACACGGGTCGGATCCCAGCGCTCGCCGCGCGCCTGGGCATGTTTCCAGCTCCAGAAGGCGAACCACAGCCAATTTGTGAGGCTGTTGTTGAGTGACGTATCCATTTCACCGGAAAGCAGTTTGGCGATGGTCAGTACGATCTCAAACGATCCATGATCCAGGACCTGCACGCCGGTACGGGCCTCAATGTGATTGACTACGTCGCGCAGACACTCGGGGTTGGAGCTGCACATGTAGAGGTATACTTCAAAGGCGACAGCGCGTACGACCAGAGGGGTGAAGGACGACTCAAAGGCCGTGTAGTCGGATTCCCATATGCGACCGACGAGCCGCTCGAAAATGCTCTGAATGTACTCCGGGCGCTGCGGATGCGGAATGCGCTTGATAAAAAACGGCAGTTTGAACACCTCATCCTCAATGAGACGCAACACCGGCCCCACGAGCGCTTTCCAGAAGTCTGATCTTGAGCTGATCAGGCGCGCCCATTTGTACGAGGCCAGCGGCTCGCGTTTGATGAATACCTTAGCTCGTCGCCACTTCCGACGTAGGTACTTGCGCCCGACGTAGTTCTGGGCCCAGGTCCGACGGAATTCGTTCTTCCGGCTCTCGGGGTGGTTGATGTTGGCCACCCAAGCATCGAAGTCGGGCGCAGCGTCAGGGGAGAGCGGTTTGAGCCAGTAGGGTAGATACCAGCGGATGAATTTAATGAGCTCAGTCATCCGCTCCTGGTTGACGGGCACCTGCGAAACAGCGACGCGCTTTGCCGCACCGCCGAGCAGGTTCAGGGTATCCTTAGGATCTGGCCTCGGCATGGTCGCG